CCGATCCGGTCGTCCTGGATGGCAATGCCTGCCTCGTCAAACGCCTGGGTAAGACGAGACTTGAACTGCTCCGGGTCAGATACGGCAATCGTTCGGTAGAAGTCCTTGGGGTTGACCCTGGCCCAGTCGCCAGTGAAGTGCGTCAACAGGGCACCCAGCTCGGCGGCGCTTTCGGTCCCCATCCGATCCACCAGTTGAGAAAAGTTCTCGAATTGACCTTCAGCGCCAACTGGTTTCAGCCGGTTCTCGGCTGCCATCTCGGCAAATGCCCGAGTGGCCATCGGATCCTTGCTGAGCTGCTGCCATAGCTCGTCAAAGCTGGCCTCGTATTTCTGACCGTCTTTACCCCTGAAGACAAACCGCTCAACCGAGTCGGGCTCATCCACCTCCATCAAAGGCGCCAGGGACCCCTGCAGCCCTTTCTTCTTCTGCTCTAACGCTTGAACCTGTTGGAAGATCTCGTCGCAGTTGGCCATGGTTCAGCAGCCTCCAGAAATGGCTTGAGCTTTAAGTGCATTGATCTGCTCGTCAATGCCCGCAATCATCTGACTCACTTCGTACACAGCCTTTTTGTTGTCGCCTTTCCACTCGGCAATCTTGGCTAAGCGTGCCTTCTGGTCTGGCGTGGCCTGCTTCGCTGCGTAATCCAGTGCTCGGCTGTGAGCCAGCTCGCCCCGGAACGCCTTCTCGTACAGGCTCTCAACGCTTTCAAACCCACGTCCACGAACAGCGTTGTTGATGCGCTCAACGAAATCCATCAAGCGGTCGAACCCCTGGAAAATCCGTACCGCAGCCTCGCCTCTCAACGTGCCACCCCATGACTCGCCACTCTTCCTTGGGAACTGGTTGTCGAGCATGTCGACAACCTGCATCCGAATCTCCTCCGACGCTGGCGCAAACCCTTGCTCCCGAGCCCCCGCATACGCCTGGAACGCATACGCCTGTCTTTCCATAGACGCCTTACCCCTGGCCCCACGCAAGCCGGCGTAATCCGAGACTCTTGCCTTGCCGAAAACGGAATCAAATACTTCCATGTCCTTCTGCGTAAGCAAGGTGTACTGAATCCGGTGCCACGACTCGTGATAAGCGGTCTCAATGATGCGCTCAGCAGGCCGCTGCATCAGCCCCGCCACATGAACCAAGTCGGTCCACTGGTTGTAGTAGCCATTGACCAGGCCAGTCCTGACTCCATCGCCACCGTGCTCAGGCGGGATCACCTCCCAGATCTGCTCGTCCGCGACCGAGAGATTCCCCCAGCCCGTGACGCGCTCAACAACCTCAGTGGCCGCCTCAGTCAATGCCTGACGTGCCCGCACGTCCTCCGTGGTCAGATTCCGCGTCGCACGTGGATTCGCGTCAATCACCTGCCACCCTTCGGGCCATGTCTCCTCTGCGCTGATGTCGTCACGGGTATCCCAGCCATCCATCAGGCCGTTGGCCTTCTTCTCGTCCAACGTCATTGAGTCCCAACCCATCTGCAGACGCTTGGCATCAAGCTCCGCCTGGGCGTGGATGGCATCAGCCATGCCGTACTCACCAGCTAGACGCACCTCGTCTTCCAGCGTCTGAACAGGATCCGACAGGTTGCGTGGGCCCTCCGGCAGTTCAGGGATTGGGGTCTCGCTAGGGCGGACTTCACCGTTTTCGATGGCACGCTGCACAACCTGCTTCTGCAGCTCGACGCGCTGCTCTGGCGTCAGACCAGCAGGCTCGACAACAGGCTCTTCAACCGCAGCCTCAGGCTTCGCCAAAGGCGCTGGCGGAGCCTGTTCAGCTGCTGCCTCCAACTGCTGCATGATCCGCTTCATCACCACAGCAGGCTTGGCACCAGCTGCAATCTCAGCTGCGCCCTGGTTCAGCAGCTCGCTGATTGGCGTGCCAGCCAGGTACTTGTCCCGATCAAACTCATCCAGCACCCCCCGAGCCACGTCAGCAGCAGTGAGCACCTGTTCCTGGTTGACCTGAGTGGCGCCCTTGTCGGCCAGCTTCTGCGCTGCCTTGTTCTTGCCAACCTTCCCGAACAGGTTTTTGTTGCTGATCAGCTCAGCTCGGACCTTGGCTGACAGTTCAGCCTTCTCCAGTACCGATGAATCCTGTAGCCATTCGTCCATCCCAGGGATGCCGCCCTGGGATGAGTCAGCCACCTTCGGCGCTGAGGATGCCATCTGCACCAGCTCAGCAAAACCACGCTCGCTGACATTCCTTTGAACGCCTAGCTGCGCAACGCGAATCATGTCTGCTGGGTCAAGCCCACTGCCGCCCAATGCCAACGCCCGTCCCATGGGCAGCTCGCCATTGACTGCCTGTTGGAACAGGTTGTCCGGCAACTTGCTCAATGCCAGACCTTGTGTGCCAAGGCCCGACTGAAGCGGGATGCCAACTGCCTCTAGTCCGGCTGCATCCTGGATCCCCAGTTCACGAATGACCTTTGCTGCGTCAAACGGTGTGCCACCACCCGATGCGATGTTGCTGATTGCGCCCTGGGCCCTGGCCTGCTCGGGTGTCTGCGCCAGCAGCTCCTCCCCGCGCAGTGATGGGATGCCCAGCTCCTTCGCCTTGGCCACACGGTTGTGGCCATTCACCACATAGGTCACACCGTCGGCTGGGTCGTTCCACACCTGGATCGCACCCTCGGCATCCGTGTTCCACCGATCCACACCCTCCAGCGAGTTGCCTTTCTGCTGGCCCTCTGCGTTCACGTTGTCCTTGAACTGGAAGCGAGCAGGGTCAACACCGATGTCATCTGTGCGGAACAGCTGCGCTCCATTGATCGCACGGTTGGGAATCACGGTGGTGCCAGCGGCCTGCAGCCCACCCAGTCCTTCAAGCACGTCCTGCCGGGTGAACTGCTCAAAGTCGCGTCCCGTCAGCTGACGCACCTGGGCGAACAGCTCGGGGTTATTCGCAGGAGAAGCAAGGCTGATCAGCGTGTTGTTTGGTAGCTGCTGCCATTGCGCCTCGTAAGGCACCATCGGGGTCGCCAGTCGGCCTGCTGGAGCAGCCACCAGATCTGGAGTCAGTCCTTCCTGTGGCTGGAAGGTGGCCTGCTGATTGGTGAGACGCGCATCAAGGTCAGGCAGTACAGGGCCGGCGCCTGTCGCTGCAGCAGTCAGCTGCTCGTCGTCCAGGCGCTGTACAGCCCGTACAGCTGTATCGACCTCAGGCAGAGCTGGGTCATACCAAGGATCAAGGTCTGGATCAGCCTCTGGCAATTTGCCTTCGGTGACAGCGCCACCTGGCGCCATCTCCTGAGTTGGGATTGGGGCCGCTTCGGGAGCAGCAGCGGGCTCCTCTGTGCCAAGCAGCTGCGCCTCAGCCTCTGCCCTGGTAGTTGGAGCAGGTGCTGCTGCAGGTTCTGGAGCAGGTGCTGCAACGGGCTCCGGGGCAGGTTCAGGCTTGGCAGGTTGCTGGGGGAAGTCGTACTTCCCATCGGCATCAACCTGCAGACCGTTATCAACCGTCCACTGCCGGGCCTGACTGACCTCGCCCACATCACGCCCTTGCCGCAATCGCCGGCCAACAGCTCCCAACCCTTCTGTTCCACCAAGGAACAGACCAGCCGTAAAGATCTCAGCCCCGGCATTGGGGAGAAGCGATTTGAACGTGGCCGACAGCGGGTCATCCGTTGGCTGCACCGCTAGGGGAGCCTTGTCCCCAAACGCATTTGCCACGTTGCCGTTGAGGTTGTTGGTCAGCGGTGTCGCAACAAACGACTCTGTGCCAACACCAGCCGTCCAACGCAATGCTCGCTGCGCCCAGGGCGCCATGTTGGCGAAGGCACCATTGGTGAAGGCAGTGGCCTTTACCAGTCCGCCAGCAACAGCACCACCAAGGGCACCAGCAGTGAACTGCTCGCCCATGTCCTGCCAGAACAGATCCTCTGGTTGCCGCTGCTCAACTTGCGGCATCTGCATCACACTGGTCAGACCACGCTGCGCACTTTCAACTGCACGCCCCACAGAAGTGGCTTTGGGGTCAGCAGGTTTCCAACCATTGGTCGCCCGCTGAGCAAGGTTGACGCCAAGGTTCACCACATTGCCGGGAACCTTCGCTGCACCCAGCACTACATCACGCTGAGTGGGAATACTGGTTGTCAGCTGCCCGTTGGGTCCGCGATAAAGCGGCAGCACCCCCATGTTCCCTACACGGGTGTAGCCCTTATTGACCCGCTGCATCTGCTTGCGCCGATACTCCGCCTCGTTGGCAATGCCAGCTGGCGTCACATACCACCACCACGGTCTCTGCGGTGGCTGGTTTCCACCTGGCTTCGCTGTGGACTTGGGCTTATCCCTCACGACAGGGGTTGCCTCGTTGTGGCTCAACCCCCGACGCTGATCAGCCATTACCAGTCAACCCATGTCTTCACCCATTCCAACGCATCAGGCGTGAGTTGTCCGGGGGTGTATCACGCGCCAGCGCGATAGGCATCCCAGATCGCCTTTGTGTACTCAGCGATAGAGGGATACCTTCGCCCCTTGGTGTACTGCGGCTTGGTGTTGTTCCAAAGCCCAGCCTGCCCGGAATACCAAACCGCTGCAGCCCGGCGGATCATTTGCTCACCCGAGTAGCCAGCCTTTCTCTGGTCGGCCAGCATGTCGTTGAAGCGGCCATTCACCACCGTGTCCTGGGCATTGCGATCAGCCAGGAACTGCTGTGGTGTCAACTTGCGCCCCAGGTACCTCTGAGTCCAAGGGCCGACGTTGTAAGGCATCACCTGCCCCACCCCCAGGGCCCCCGAGTCGGGGTTCACCGCGCCGTAGTTACCTCCTGACTCCTTCTGCAGGATGGCCTTACGGAAACGCCCCACGTCACCTGCAGGGCTACCCGTAAAAGGGCGCGTACCACCACCTCCCAGGGTGGCGGCAGAAGCAGGGGCCGTACCCGTCAGGGTGTTGAACGACCACGACGCAAGGCTCGCCAAGGCAGGCATCGGCGTCAGCGTTGAATAAGCCACTGCAGCGTTCTGTCTTGCAGCAGAAGACTGCAACCGCTGCTGCAGCTTCTTCCACTCCTGCTGGCTCCACTCTGGGGTGTAGTTCTGATACGACCCCAGCTGTTCCTCCAGAAACTCAGCCGCATTGCGAGCGCCTGCATCACGCCATGCACGCTCAAACCTCGCCGGGAACGGCTTACCAGCAATGCCGTCAAACACAAGGTCACGCAATGAACCAAGCGACATCACCGGCAACTCCCTGAACTGACGCAACAGCACGCGACGGTTCGGAATGTCATCCAACTGGCTGGTGCTGTAAAGCTGCAGCGGCTTGCCGTCTGGTCCCTTTGGCGGCTCTGGCCCCTTGGGCTTGCCATCGGGACCAAGTGGAGTGGGACGAATGGTGCTGTAGGGATCGACCGAACGAGAGTTGGGATACGCCCGACTGCCAGGGAACAGGTACTGCAACGCATCCTTGTCGTTTTTGCCGTACTCGTCGATTGCCGTCTGGGTGACAGATCGCACCTCCGAGTCATTCAACTTCCGTCCCAGCTGGGCCTCCTTCTCCCGGATCCTTTCGTTGACGTGAGGGGTGTAGGCCCCCCGTTGACGGCGCTCCGACTCCTCACGGTCAGCCTTGGGGTCAGCTGGGCCCGTCAGGTAGTCGTAGTTCCGGCGCAGACGAGCGTTGATGTTGTCGCCAATCACCTTGTCGCGGGCTGACGAATACCCGCTGAAGTCCTTAACCTCCTTCTCCTTTTGTTCAATCTGAGTGAAGGCAGTCGCCTGAAACTGTTGCGCACGCTTGGGGTCAGACTGCGCCATCTCTGCAGCGATCTGCTGCACCCGCTTGCGTTCTGCTGCAGCATTGAAGCCAGTGCCAAACTTCTGCTCCAGCTCACTCAGATACGCAATCTCGACATCCGGCTGCACACGTGTAGCCACAAGGTCGGAATTGAGCTTGTTGGCGTCATTCCACTTCTTCTTGATCTCGAAGACTTCCACGGCAGTGAGCTTTCTGCCAAGCCTTGCCTCCTCTTGCGCCATGAACGTATTCAATGCTTGCAGCCCAGCGGCCTCACGCTCGGGCCCTGGCAGTGACGTGCCTGCCGCAAGGTCCATCTCTGCTACTGCGCGGTTGCCAACGTCAGCAGCCTGCGCTGAACGAAGGCTGTAACCCGCCTGCTGATACTTGATCTGGCTGTCAATGTTGTCCTGCCGATACAGCTGATCCCAGCTGAGATAGACCGGCAGCCCGTCGGGGCCGTTCACCGGCTTCCCATCGGGACCGCGCAATGGCTCGGACGACTGGATCCTGCCCAGCCGTTTCAGCATTTCGGCGTCATCCTTGAAGTTGGCATCGGCCCGCAAGATCCCGTAAGCCTCTCTGGCCCACTTGCTTGCCATGCCGCCAGGGCCAGCCTTGCTCAGGAAATCCCGAGCCAGATCGTTCTGCCTGAGCCCCCACGCCTGCCAGTACAAAGAGTCTGCGTCCACGCCACTGACGTATTCCTTGCCCTTGTACTCAAACCGCTTGTTCGTCTCCTCGACAAAGATCTCGTTGCGCAGCAGCTCTGCCAGCTGCTTGGGCTTCATCTCGTCGAAATACTTCCGCCGATCTTCCGCAAGCTGCGTGCCAGCACGCTCAGACGCCTTCTCAATCGCCGGCGCTGCGTACTTCTGGAAGCCGGCGCTGTTCTCATCAACGCCCCACGCCTTCGTGATCTGAGAGATCAGGCCAGCACGCAATGATTGCAGCTTCCCAAATCCTTGATCTGGGCTCTCGTAATCAGCAGCGCCGATCTGCCCCTGGATGCCGTCCATCCTGTACTGGACTTCCTGTCCAGCCAGACGACTCCTGGCCCGCTGCGCACCCATCTCCCGGTATGGGTTGGCCAGCCACATCCCCCAGCCGGCATCCTTGTCCTTGGCATACACCTCACGAGATGCCTTGGCGAACTGGCTCTCCCCTACTTCGGTCGCACCATCAACATTGACCTGGGCGCGGCGATACGCCTCCATGAACTCGGCCTCGCCCTTCCGCATCTGCCAGCCGGCGTAAGCCAACCCGGCGGACTGCACGGTCTTGTTCAGCTCCTTGCTGAATGGCGCTAGCGACTCTGCCAACAAGGCTGCATTGTTGTAGCCCTGCACATTGGGCGTGCCACCCGTTTGAATCGTTTGGACTTGCCCAGTGCTGCCAAGCATCGGCAGCTGGGAAGGCTGCGCGACTTGGTAGTTGACGGGCTGGATGAACGCATCAACCGGCCTGGCGGCTGGGTTGAGCTGACCCTGAGGTAGTTGTGTCTCGGTACGCATGGTGTCAGCCTCCTAGCTGCTTGATGGCAGCAGCAGACGACAGGTAGGCGTTGACGCCTCCCAGCACACTCGTGGCGGCGTTGAGCCCCATCTGGCTTGCTGGCGCAGCACCCGTCATCGAAGGTCCCGCAGGCATCAACATTGTCGGCAGTGGCGGGAACGGTGCCACAGGATCCATGTATTCAGTCGGCTCGTAGAACTGCTGGCTGTTGTACTGGTTGAGATAGGTCGTCATCGCAGACAACTGCTCACGGCGATACTGCCTGTTCTGAAACTGCTGGTTGATCGCCTGCAACGTCTCAAAGTCACCCACCTGGCGGGCGAATCCTGCGACAAAGCGATCCATCGTGTTGCCCTCCTGCGCAGCTGCTTGATAAGCAGCAGAAGACTGCAGCGCCCGGTAGCGGTACTGCTGCACCGCAACAGCTTCCTGCATCCCGCGCTCCTGGAGTTGCTGCTGAATCGCTTCAGACTGCAGCACATAGTTCGTGCCCGCGCCAACACGGGTCTCCATGACCCGCTGAGCTTGAGCAAGCTCCTTCGCTAACTCGTAATTACGAAGCTGAGATGTATAAGCAAGAGACTGGTTGTGATTAACTGTCTCGCGCCAATAGCCGTATTGGTTATTGAGCGTAGTGGTCTTCTGGTTAAAACCAGCCTGCCATTTGTTGAACTGGCCAGTGGCGTTTTGGAAGGCAACTTGATTGACCTGATCCTGCTGCCTGGCTCGATCAGCAGCGGCGCTCTGGAAGAGGCCAGTAACAGTCGAAACGCCGGCAACGGCAAGCGATACGGGATCAATGATCATCAGGCCGACCTCCAGAACGGACAGAACAACGCGGCGCTAGGGCCAAACGGCTCGGGATGCTCAACCGTGAAGCCAAGGTGCTGCAACCATTTGATTGAGCATCTGTTCTTGGCATACACATGGTTGCCGATTGGTCCGCCCACTGCCTCAAGGCAATACTCAACCCATTCTCTGCCATGTAGGCACAACTGCCAGCGGTGACTCTTGGTGGCCGTCAGTTCGTCTGTACCCAGCAGCCAGATCCGATCACCGCACACACCCGTCAGCGCCACAGGATTGCCGTTGTCTCCTTCGATGGCTTGGCATATGTCGCTCTGGATGTAGCTATCGAGCACAGCCTCCAACCCGTCCACGCCATGACTGAGCTTGACCTCTTGCCGGTCCTGCTCACGCAAAGCAAAGCCCACAACAAAAGCCACTTCTTCATCGGCTGGAATCCACCTCATTGCATTGACCTCGCCTTACCCGTCACCAGCCCGACCCACTCACAAGTGCTGAACTTGCATGGGTGAGGGGTGTTGCTGTGAATCTCGACCATGCACCGCTCGCCACGGCTCATGACCGGAATGTTGAACACACCCTCGTAATACCGGGGCGTATCCGGGTCAAAAGTCTTCGCAGTGCCGATCACTGCACCACGAACGCCGCTCACTGCACCGTCATAGGTGTAAAGCGAAGCTGAACGGTGCTCGGGCATCACCAGCACCTGGAAGAAACCAGTCTCGTGATACCGGAGCTTGGCTTGCCGCACTTGCGTTCTCATGACATTGGCTGCAGCCTTGCCGCCGCCGATGTCTCGCATCACCTTGAACCGGCTGAAGCGGTACAGGAAGTTGTACGGCTCACCGGCGAAAACATCCGCAGCCGACCAGTCACCCCTTGCCTTGATCGTGGTGCCGCTTGCCGTCTCACCCAGCAACACCCCGCCAGGGCGTGTGCCTGGCACGTAGCTGTAGGCCGACCAGATTTGCGTTAATGCCTTAGCTGCATAGGGCAGTGTCCATGTGGTCGTTCGCGTTGCCGGATCAAAGGTGCCACGCGCCATTCGCATCGCTGGTTGCGTTGCGATGGTTGTGCTCACTCGTCGATCCAACAGCAACGGATACGGCCCGCCAGCCACTTCAGCCATGCGGTCCATGACTGGGACCACCTCCAGAAACACCTCGTCGCCGTACCGCATCAGGCAGTACAGCGACTCCCGCAGACAGATAACCTGCAGCACCTCGTCAGCACCGTTGAACTGCCAGTGGCTCCAGCTGGACTGGGCACGCTCAGCACCCTGGCCCGTATTGCGGAAGAAATACTTGTAGACGTAGATCCGATCCTTGTATCCCTCCTTGCCGCTGATGGCAAACAGGGCATTGCTGGTGTCGTTCACAGTCAGCTTGAACACCTCGCCAGGGATGTAGGCCGAGACGTACCCAGTGATGTCTTGCGCGTCAGCAGTCAGCGCCGTACCTGAGCCACGGATGCTGAACTCGCGCATCTGCGTCCACTGGCCATTGCTCTGACAGAAGACGATGCCCCCACCCGCCTGCTGCGGCCTGACGCTCACATCAACGTCGAACTGAGTGAGCACAGTGATCTGTGCGGTCTTCGGTGTCAGCACCGTCTCCGCTGCGTTGAACCGGAACTGGTACTGAGCACTGAACAGAATCAGCTCGTCCTGGTACGGCACCGCATACCGCAGTACGGACACCCTGTTATTGCTAGCCACAACATCAATAGGATCAGTGTCCAGCACTGTCGTGACAGTCTCCGGGAAGAACTCGAAGAACTCACGCACACGACTGAGGATGACGTTCTCATCAGCTAGGAACCCCAGTCGGTTCTTATAGATGAAGACATCATTGATGGCATTACCGATGAAACTCGGGTCCGCTGCTGTGATGTAGTCACCCGTGGTTCGCTGCCCCCAGGACGGAACTTTCACCCCGCCAGCCGTGCTGCCATCCGCTGGCCCGTACCAGAACGTGCCATCCGGCAGGCGGATCAGCAGGTGCGGCATGGTCGTCTCATCGACCTTGTACTCCACGCCAGGGCTAACGGTCTCCGCCCACACCCCTTCACCGAAGCTGCCGCTCTTCGGCTTGAACTCAACGTAGTAACCGTCGAAGTTATTGCCCGGATCGCCAACGATCTCCACCGCATACCCAGCCGGGGCAATGGTGGGCAGCTCGGTGAATGCTTGAACCTGACCCAGGATTGCTGTGATGTCAGCGTTGGCCCTGGCATCACTGGCTGCCACCGTGATCGGATTGGCTGACTGCAGCCACAACACCGAACCCGAGCGGGTGATGGTCACACCCGTCAGGGAGGAAAAGCCCGTCTTGATCTGCTCTGCAATCTCAGCACTGCTGATCCGGTTCTCCGTCACATTGGTGCCATTGCTCACCACAGGAGCCACAGCAGTGGTCACTTCAACATTGGTGCCGTTGACGTTGACCGAATATTTTTGCCCATAGTTCGCGGCCTTCACCCACACCAGTGCTTCATGAGCAGTGGGCCTGGCAGTGACAGGCGCCACTGCCGGGTTCATCGCCGTGGCCTTGGTCGTGTTGAGGATGAAGGTGTAGTCCGCAATCGTCACCGCACGGATCTGCTGCCTGGCATCCGTCACGCTGGACAGATACCCATACCCGCCAGGAGCGGCCACCGTCTTCTCAACACCGGCCAGATCAAACACCTTGATCCCTGTCTTGGCGATCACCGCCAGGTACTCCTCCGTGTTGTCTCGCAGGATCGTGTGGATGAACGCATCGCCAAACGGTGTCGCGCTCACCTTGGCCAGCGTGTGGCTGCTATCCCGCTTCCTCAGGCCCTCGGCAATGCTCGACATGCCATTGACTTGGATCTCTGCCTGGCTCGGGTCGCGCTGCGCATCAGGCTGCTGCGAGATCCCCTGAATCAGATTCGGGATCGTGTACGAATACAGGTCAGCCATCAGAGCCTCAAGCCAGCGCCAAGACGACGTGTTGCCAGGCCCATGCCGGGGACATAGGTGGGGAACGGACTCAGGCCGTAGCCATCAGTCAGCAGGTTGTAGCCGTTGGTGTTGTGTTCCATCGACTCCAGCGCCGCCCTAGCCGTCTTCTCGTCATAGGCCGTGTACTTGAACAGCGCGTCATTGGTCAGCACACGGTCCGAAAACACCCGTGCGGCCTTGATCGTCACCCATCGGTTGAACACCTCAGGCACCTCGTCCCACGGCAGCAGCCACACCACATCGGCATAGACCTCAGTGATGGTGTCGTCGTACTTGGTAGTCCGCTCCCAGGTGTCGTACACCTTCTGGCCACGAAGCACGAAGCGCCTAGCCGTGGCATACGGGTCGGGGAAGAAGCTCACCACGTTGGCCGGAACCACAACCTCCTTGCTGGCTACGTCCTTCTCAAACGGGTACTGCTTCTCGCTATTCCAGCTCCAGCCCTCGGTCTGGCCTTCCTTGTGGATCTCAAGCAGCGTCCGCTCAGCAGTGCGGGCATCACCGATCTGCTCGTTGTCGAGCTGATCAACTGGCTGCTCGCCAATGTTCTCCAAGAGGACGTTGACCGCCTCTAGCAGCGTGGTCCTGCCGGGTGTCTTCCCCTGGTTTGACAGGCCCATGAACTGCTACGACGGCGTAGCCCAATGGTAGAGCTGACAAAAAAAGGGGCCAGCCGTAGCTGACCCCCTCCGTGAAGCATTCCAGGCAGAGCCTAGGCAGTAACAATCGCGCAGGCGGATTCAGCCCGCAGGATGCCCATGCCAAGTGCTTGGCGGGCAACCATCAGATCCGATTGGTATTGCACCCGGAACTCAGGACCCGTCATTTGCAACGACGGAGAGAGAAGGGTGAGAACACCAACAGCATCACGGTTGAAGATCAAGCCGTGGCACTTCGATAAATCCTGGGCGTAATCAGGATTGACATCGCCGGCCACGTTGGCGTAGGCCGGCTGCTGCACATGGTTGCTGGAGTAGATGGGGATACCAGCCACCCGAGCAGTGGTGCCGCCAGCAATGGTGCCGTTACCGCCACCACCACCGTTGAAATCTGTATTGATTGCGCGCGAAGATGCAGTGATTGCGTAATAGTCTTCGGGCGCAAATACAGCGTACATGTTGTCGATGGGCACATCCTTCTTCTCGAAGGCAATGCGGGCATCGAAGATGGCGTTCACCAAGGCGTCACCCTTAGCCTGCCTTGTGGCGCCGGCGCCGGTGTAATCAGTACCAAGAGTGATCTTGTTGCCGATGCGACCAGTGTTGTTGGCAGGACCCTTGGGCTTGGCAGTGCCGTCCTTGGCCAGGGGCTCGGTGGTGGTCAGTGCAGCCGCATAAATGATGCGAGCCACGCGCTTGTCGTATTCGTATGCAAGAGCACGGCCCAGCTCGGTGGTGTAGATCTGCCGAACGTCGAAGTAAGTCATCAGCTCGTCGAGCTGGTAGATCGCCGCATCGGCAATCATCAGTGCATCGAGAGTAATAACCCGCTCATTCAGGTCGGAAGGATCGTTGCCTTCACCGAGAATCGGGGTGCCGGGCTTGTGATAGCGGGCAGCCATCTTGCCGGTGATGGGGAATGCCACCGACTTACCGCCACGGATGTTCCGCTCACGAGTTTTGCCCTTGAACAGGCAAGCGGTCATAAAAGCATCAAGCACCTCGGCAGAGCCGAGCTTGAGCATCAGGGCGCGATCCTTGTCTACACCGGCGGCACCAGGGCCCCAGGTAGCGGCATCGCCCTTAATTTGACCAAGCCTATTCAGAGCCACATCAGGAGGAGTAGCCATTGTTCTGGAAGTAATGGAATTGGTTGGTTAGACCGCTGTTCCTTCACTGCCTCGGGTTGTCCTCCTTGAAGGGCCCGCCGTTCAGGTTGTGTCTACAACGAGGCTACCTAGAACACGTCGGATCTGGCTAGCAGTTGCTGCACCTTCTGGCGATAAGCCTCGTCCACGTCATAAATACGCTGGCCGCGATCATTCCGCTTGTTCATCGCATCCAGCACTTGCTGCTGGCTTTCAAACCGGCTGACAGCAGGCGCATCGCCACCGCCAATCAGCTTGGGCTCCACCACTGCATCGGGCGCAGACCGCCTGGCCGCAATGGCTTTGATCGCCCATTCGATAGCCGCCTTGTTGCCGCTATCGACCACAGCGTTGTAACTAGCCAGCTCTTTGGCATCCAAGTTGCCAGCGGCCCAGGTGCTCAATTCCTGGAACCCTTGATCGCCGCCCACCAAAGCCTTCAGTTCCGCCGCGTCTGAATCGGACAGTCCGGCGTCGGCTTGTTGCGAAGCACTGCCGGCCTGGGCTTTGCTGACGTAGTTCTCGACCACCTGGCGGGAAACGTTGAACGTTTCAGCCAGGGTGTCGTAGTGCTCGCTGATGTCCTTGCCGTTGTCGGCCTGGAACATCACTTCAGCCAGGTTGAGACCCTTGCCAGCCAATGCCTCGACAGCTTCCTGGCCATAGATCTCGACAGCCTGCTCAGCTGTGTAACCCTGAGGTGTGGGAGACACCTCTGGGTCAGATTGCTTCGGCTGACCCAGTTTCTTCTCAAGCTCCTGATACGCCCTGGCCAGGTCTTCTTGAGACTTGAACTTGCCCAGCAGTAGCTCAGGCTCCTGGGCCTGCTCTTGCTCTTGAATGAACTCCTCCAGCAGTCCTTCCTGACCAGGAGCAACGATGCCGTCGATCCCTTCAGGAGTCGTCAGCCGGGGGCTGGTGTCAGGTGAGTTAGCGGCGGTGAATGTCATGCAGGTTGTTCTTCAGGGGGTTGTTCAGCAGCCATTTGCATCTGCTGAGCGGTAGCAGCGGCTGTTGCCAGCTTCTGCGGGTCAGCCATGGGTGACGACATGGCCTGCTGTTGCATGGCCATCTGTTGCTGTTGTTCAGCTTCAGCAGCTAGCTCTTCCTCGGACTTCACCAGTCCAAGAGTGTCAATGCCCATTGAGTATGCCAACCGCTTAATAAGTTCAGATGGCTTGACGTATTGCGCAAGCCCCTCGGGGCCAATGGTCTGACCCAAGGTCGTCGTGAACCGCACCAGCTGTTCCAGGTCATTACCTCGACCCACAGCCGCTAAGCCAACGGTCATGACAGGCTTGACCAGATCCTTCGGCATCTTTGGCACCTTGCCTTCACGGATCAGGATGTCCAGCTTGCGAGCTACATACGGCACCTGAAACTCGGTGGTCAGGATGCTGTAAATGGAGCCGAGACTGTTCTCGATCTGAAGTGCCTGTAAGCGGACCTCTTCCGCTGTAGTGCGCTCAGAATCACGCACATCGGCCAACATAAAAGCCTGGCTAAGGCGTGCCTCGATCTGTTGCTTGCCTTGCATTGCGACAGCCAGATCAGTGCTCTTTTGCACTTGAAGCGCCAGCACATCATTTGGATCGCCCGTGACAAACGAACCATTTGGCGCACGGGCCAAGTCGGCGGCCTTGGTAACACCAGAAGGTTTGACAAGAAACAGCACTTTGCTGCTAGCCAGTGAACCTTCTGCAATCGCCTGACACAAGGCTTCCACCGTTTGCAAGTCAGCAATGGCTGCAGCTTCCACATATCCAACCCCGTAGGGCTGACCATCCACGCGGGTCATGCGGAGCGGCAGCCAGGGGCTCACATCAAGCGGTGCGCGGCCTTCAGATCCAGGGATCTTCTTCCCCTTCACCTCCTGATGCCAGTGAACCGTCTTCCCTTTCCACTCGACGTAGGTGTAGAGCTTGACGGTCTTCTGATCCTCCTTCTTGGGCGTGGGGTCATTGTCATCAAGGATCCCCTTCAGCTCGTCGTCTTCCGACTTCAGCAGGTCTTGCACCTTCTGGGGCAACGTATGAATGGCCAGCTCCTCGCATGTGACCACCTCCAACGGGTTGCCCATTGGATCCCTGGAACACACGTATCGGTTCAGGTGGTAGACGC